CCATGGTCATGGAGAAATCAGTTTTCCCCGTGAATTATAGTTTTGATAAACTGCATGATTTGGAATTGAGAGTTGCCGAAATGGATGCTTGGATGCCTTTCTTTGAGAATGGACGCTTGTCCGAGCGCGGTATGCAGAGATCGGATTATTTGATCAAGTTGAAGGCGCTTAAAGAACACATCATTGCAGTGCGAAGGGCAGCACCTGATAAATTTGCGGAAAAAACATTGACAGCATTGTATGCTAAGATGGAAAAATTATCAACGCGGGCCACTATGGTAACTCTTGCATCAGGATTAAAATATTGTCCATTTGGATACTCCATCGCAGGACCAGCGGGCATTGGAAAGAGTTCTGTCAATGACCATTTGATTAATTATTTCTTCCAATGGAAAAAGACTACACAGAACTGGAAACCTGAAGGTAAGGATGCAGAATATCGTGTTACTGTTAATATGTCAGATAAGTTCCAGTCCGAAGTTTTTTCCCATCACATAGTAGCAACTCTTGATGATTTTATGAATAAGAGAGCTGAGAAAGTAGCACCAGGTGAGACACCACATGATCTATTAATTAAGATTGTTAATAATGTCCCTTGTACTGCGTTGAAGCCAGATGTAGAGTCAAAAGGTGCTGTACCGATGAATTTTGAGTTGGTTGGACTAACGACAAATGTACCACATCTGCACGCTACATTATTTGTGAATGATGAGTACTCCATTTTGCGGCGAGTTGGGTTCACTGTATTCCAGTACGTAAAACCTGAGTTTAGGAAAGTTGACCAAGAATGTCTCGACCCGGTTAAGGCGATGGGCCACACGGATTTGTGGAACATAGATGTTTTGTATCCCATTGCTACAAAAGAGGGCAACAGGATGGTTATCAAGTGGGTGTATTACGATTTACCACCATCCATTGCCACGCCGAAAAAAACGAAGGCTAAAAACTTGAACTTGCATGATTTATTAGTACTTTTTGGACACGAATTGGATAGGCACCATGCAGCACAGATACGTTTACTTAAGGAAGCGTGTTGTGAGGATAAAACGTGCGTCCATGGTTTCCCAAAAACTGTTTGCTCTTTGTGTACTGCGCGAACGGACGACGTACCGATCACACTGAATGTGGAGCAAGTGATGGAGAATGAAGTAGAACAATCGAACCAATTTCTAGTAAATTCGGAACCAGTACCTTTGGAAGATGGTGAAGAGGAGGAACTTCAGTTTGTGCCAGGCCCCGATTTTCCCCTGAGTGCTACTAGGAAATACAGGAGAGTGGAAAGAATTGAAGAAGTGCGTGCTGTGGCGCCTGTTGATATCACATGTGATGCGAGTGATTGCACACCGATCCATACCAATAAAGATAGGGAGAGTATCCCTGTCCCAAATTATGGATTCAGCGATGATGTCTCAGTACGTAGTGATACCACACCCTTCTTCGTACAAGTCCAACAAGAATTACTTACTGCACCTTTTTGGTTTTTAGACTATTTTGAGAGCTTTGTAGATGTGTTCTGTCCCTGGAGATTAACTGATAACCCGCTGCATGTTAACAAGCCATGGTTGATAGATTGGGTTCCACGCGTTGTTTTGAATAAGTACCCTGATCTGATTGAGATATCGCACTTCTCGCGCACCACCATTCGCAACAGGCGATGCATTGCTGCGTTGATAACAGTACTGTGTCCACTGTCGTTGCTTTGGGTTATTTGGGATATGTGGACTCATGTAATACCTTTCTTTTCATCATGCACGTTCATCTTGCTTTTGTTGTTCCTAGTACACATGCATAACCAACATGCTGATATGGTCGCTCGATATTATGTCCAACGTAATTTGAGATGGAGTAATTTATTGACTCTCTCATGGATGCCCAGAATTATGAAGAAAAGGTTGAAGTACATATGGACCCTTGTCTTCGTCTTAGGTGTCGTTACGTGTCTCAAGAAAATATTCAATAAGATTGTGCCCTTGGATAAGATAGTTGTGGATGCCTTTAAGAAAAAGAAGAAGGAGGAACCGAGTGATAGTGTCATTGTTGATGGTGATTGTCAGGGTGGAATAGTGTCAATACCTAATGCGAGACCAGTATGGGGAGGTGTTCAATGCGTGCCCATCACGAAGCCTGAAGAACACAATGCCACATTCTCGCAGATGTTCAATATAGTCAAGAAAAGTTTAGCCACAATTGATTACACTACAGCAGATGGCAGGATGTGTCAATGCACATGTTTGATTATTAAGTCGGGATTGATACTGGTGCCTACACACTTTATACCCAAAACTCTGACGAAAGTTACGATATATGTTGGGTCTAGAGAGCACAGTGGGGGCATTATTAGGTGTATATTGAATAGGCAAGATGGTTACAGTCTGAAGGACAGAGATTTAACAATATACCATGTACCTAACTTGGGCGATAGGAAAAATTTAGTACCCCTGATGTCCAAGGACTTATCAACTGACACTGTTATCTGCAAATCCTTGTATAAAGACAAACATGGGGAACTTAGGATCAATGATTTCTTTATTAAGGCAGAATATAGGGAGGGACTGAGAGCATCATACTTGGACAAATCTGAGCATTTCGATTCGAATGGATTCTGCTATCAGTTGCGTGAAGATACTTTCATAGGCTTATGTGGTATGGTACTAATTTGTAATTCTAAAGTGCCTTACATCCACAGTTATCATACGAGTGGACGAGACAAGTTTGGTGTATCACACATGATTAGCGCTAGAGATGTTGCACAGGCAGAGAAGTTCTTATACAAAGATCAATGTGCTAGACTTCAACCCACTGATGCAGGTGTGATGAATTTGAATAGAGTTAAGAGCTTTGAACTTCAGTCTCAACCGTCTCACAAATCTCCACTCATGTATTTGGACAAGGATACATCTTTTGAATATTACGGTACGATCAACACCCCTGTAGTCAAGTTCAAGCATTCAGTACATAAGACGATTATTCATGATTCAATTAATGAAGTCTTTAATGTTGAACCCAAAGTAGGTCCCCCACCAAACGTCCCCACGTGGCAACATCATCACGCTTGTATTATGAATACGACTGCAAGCAACATGGGTTTTCCACAAGCATTATTAGAGCGGGCAACAAAGGATTACTTAGATGGAACACTGGATGTTATGAGAACACGTACAGATTTGAAGACACTATCGCTTGATCAAGTTTTAAATGGGGCTGAAGGTATTCGTGGATTAGAACCAATGAATAAGAAAACATCAGCAGGATTCCCGTATTTCCAATCTAAAGCGAAGTTATTTGGTGCTGATATTGGAGAACCTTTGGAGATAACACCAGCCCTATTAGATGACTACATAGTTAGTGAAAGAGCGTGGTCTGAGAACAAGCGATCATATGAGATTTTCCATCAATCATTGAAGGACGAGCCAGTTAAGAGAACGAAAACGGTAACTAGAACGTTCCAGTGTTCGAACCTCAATTTGACGATTGCACTAAGGAAATATTTCTTGCCAATAGTGACGGAGTTGATAACCAAGCCTGATGTGTATGAGTTGGCAGTGGGTTGCAATGCTGAGGGTCCTGAATGGCACGCGCTCATGTTGATAATTTCGAAATATGGCGAGGACAGGATAGTTGCAGGAGACTACAAGAATTATGACCAAAGAATGAGTAGTCAAGTGATATGTGCTGCCTTCAATGTGCTTATAGAATTTGCTGGCGCCATAGGGTATACGTGTGAGGATCTTGATATGATGAGAGCCATTGCTACTGAGGTGATATATCCAGTTATTCATATGAATGGAGATATTTTTAAGTTGTTTTCCTCAGTTACATCGGGCAATAGTCTAACAACTATCATCAACTGTATCTGCAATTCGATTCTCCATAGGCTGTGCTACTTCGGACTCGCACAAAGGCTTGGCATAACGACCCCTCCTTTTAAGGTTGTGTGTAGTTTATTGACGTACGGAGATGATTGTGCTGACTCTGTGAGACCTGGTTTCGATTGGTTTGGCCATACTAATAGGCAAGTGTTTTTCAATGATTTTGGAATAGTTTACACCATGGCGGAGAAAGATCAAGAGTCACGTCCCTTTATCACATTAGACGAGCTCAGTTTCCTTAAGCGAAAACCGAAATTTAACGCAGATACTGATCTACTAATGGCACCTCTAGATGAGTCATCGATATTTAAGAGTTTGCAGTTCCTCACACGTAGTATTCTCACGCCAGAAGAAAGTGTAGGTGTTAACGCTGACAATGCGCTCGCGGCATGGTTCCAGCATGGTAGACAAATATATGAGGCTAGGTCACGTTTATTGAAGGAAGTGTTGGTTAAGCATGATTTGTACCACTACTCTAAGTGGGCGGATAGGACATATGATGATTTCCTGAAGGAATGGAAGAGTAAATATCAGGAAGGGATGCCTGCTATCTGCCTGGAACACCCTGGGCGTAAAACACAAGAGTGTGATGACGGTATTGATTACGACGCGCTATTAGCATTGAAGTTAGGCAATATGCTCGGCGCTTACCGTTGTGAAGCAATCTCGCCAGTCGAGATACCCCTATTTAGGGGAGGTGATGCTGACCACAATACTTCTAGCATATTCCAAGCCGGTACATGCTTGGAATCATGTGAATGTAACAATTTGTATCCGAAACACAACAAAGACAAACATCGCATGATGAGCCCCGTACCAGAAATGGACGGAAAGGAAAGGGCTCAGCTAGTTGGTGACGTTACTCTTAAAACGTCACACCCTAAGATGGTAAAACAGCAGTCTCAGAGATCACTATTTAAGCCATTAACCAAACAAGACATCGATATGATTTTATTGGACGATGTCGACCAGAGTGGGTACGATTGTAGTGAAATCACAGTACCCCAGGAGATCAGGAAACCCACGTTGGATGAGATAAATGCTATGTATGCTCAATGGGTGAGGGATAATCACAATAAGACACCAGTTCGTACCAACACGACAGAGTTTATGGGGGATGAACCGACGTATGACCCGCCTGTATTTGCGGCATACAAGAAGAACGAACCATTCATATTTCAAGCTGGTACCGCAACAACATCACCATCTACGCAACCTATGACCAATGCTGGCACGGTTGTGTTCTCAGACACGGCGTCGAATGTAGTTAATACTGTGGAGGGAGTTATGGATGACACGAGGTATCTGGCAGCAAACGCGGCAGATGGGATGGCAGCCTTTCTTTCTAGACCGGTATTGATTCAGACAGTCACGGTCGCTGTGGGTGCTAATACGTTTGTGGAGTTTAACCCGTGGAAAAGATTTATTGATAATAAGAG